TTCGTCAGTCCTTTTGATCTGCTCAAAGACCGTCGGCGAATGTGTTGTGAGTTTGTCGGTCATATCAGTTTGGCTGCCATTTAATTAGAAGGAATTATAAACGAAGGTAAATTTCTCCCAAAAAGAGATACGTCGTCAGATCTTAGCCGAGATCGTAAACCCTGAAGGGCGTGCTAAATTGCTAGGTTGACAATTTATATAGCTATATGTAAAAGTCTCAAAATTGACTCACTATGGCACGTTCACATCCTCCTCGCAATCCACAGGGCAACAAAGCCTTACCGCCCGCCAATGATGATACTGACGCTATCGTTGCTGAATTCGTTGAGCCTGCCTCAAATCTTATAACTCAGCAAACTGTTCTTGTATTAGTCAAGGAGAACCGTGAGGAAGACCTTCCAAAGATCCTTGATGCCGAGGTGGAATATAATCGCAAACGGTTCGAGGTTATTAGGGATAATAAAGAAAAAGATCCTGACGCGATCGATATCCGGAAAACCCGAGCCTTCCGTAGAAACATCTATTATATATTGATAGTTTTTGCCGGAGTGCTGCTTTTGGTAATGCCATTCATCAATTTAGTAGCTTGCGGAATCTTTGGAACTATAGGTATGATTATTATTTGCGGGGCGATGTTGAATGCTCGTGACCGTGAATTAGACCTTGCAGGTATGCTGCAAGTTATACAGGCAATTATACATAGGAGGTAAATGCCGTGAATTTTAAGGTGAGATTTCTGATACTCGTGATAGCAAATGTGATTTTGCTATTAGGGCTTTTTGCAGTTTTATTTACTTCAAATGTAGATCTTTCTTCCCGATTGGTAGATCTTAATCTCTCAGATGCTTCCAGTCGTGTTTTCCTATTTAAATTTATAGGGCTAATGCTGGGGGTCTTTGGGATCAATTTTATTCTCGGCTTAGGGACAAATGATCTCTCTAATAAAGAGATAAATGAAATTGCTGATGTGTTTGGCCGTAATGTGTCGTATGCCCCAAAACACTAACTTCAAATCAATCGTAAACAATGAAGGGAGGCATTAAGCCTCCCTTATTATTTTCTCCAACTCCTCAAGCGTGAATTTTAACACGACAGTCCGCCCGTGCTGCCGTACTCGATAACAGAACAGCTTTTCACCGTTCGCTCCTCGCTCGATCCAATACCCTCTCATTACTACGTCGTCAGGAACTGTGCCGTCTGGTCGATGTCGGCGGTTGCGTTGAATGGGGCGTTCGTGCCGTTCTTTTGCGGAATGCCCTCGATCTGTATCGTGCTAAAGCGTGCATCGCCCGCCTCGCCCATTGGGTTGTTTTGGAACCGTATCTGCGTCTTTGGAAAGCTCCACGTGCAGCGGTTGCCGGGAAAGCCGAAATGGATCACGACCGGCACGGGCGACTCAGTCCGCTCGTTCAACGCAAGCTGGTAGATGCCGTCGATCTCTGAGCCAAAGAGTGCGATATTGATCGGGCCGTAACTCGGCTGTCGCCCGCGTTGCAGCGTCTGCACGTCGATCCCATCAAACGGGAACGCACTCAGCCTGTCCGTCGGCACGTTGTCATTGATCGTTGTTGTGAGCGTGTTGATGTCGGTCGTCTGCCAGACGTTATCGATCTTGATGCGGCAGTCCTGGGATTGCAGCGGATCGATATTCACGCAGTCCGGCACTGTATAGCCATGTTCGAGCGAGTCATATTCCCACGGGCCGAGAGCCTGCACCGTGAGTGTGCAGTTGCCGTCGAGCGACAGCCCCGGCGTGATCTGCTCGATGACGTAATCGCAGTATTTCTCCGGCGTATTTGCCGAATCGTCATTGTCCCAACCGCAGATGAACGAGACCTTCGCCTTTTCGCGGGTCGTTGAACGGCTAAGAGCGTGATGATTCTGGTCTCCGGCTGTCGTCTGCGTGACGCTGATGCCGGGCGTTGTGCCTGTTAGCCCCGATGCGTCTATGACGACAAGCGGAATGTCGGCGTGAGCCATGTTGCCGCCAAAGGTCAGCACGATACCCGCATCCCAATCACCGCTAACAACGACGCTGCCCGGCTGCATGAACAACATTCGCGGAGCGGTCAACGCGACCTGTATCAGTGCGGTCGTTGCGTCGAACGCGATAGGACGTGTCTCCACTGTGCGGCCCTCTATCGTGAGTGCGATCGTGAATGTGCCCGCACTGACCGTGCCTGTGCGTGCAAGCGTCTGCACCTCGTTCGCGGGCGTTCCTGTTGCGGCCGCCGATGATCCGAGAAGATAGGCCGTATAACGGGCAATGATCTGCGGAGTGAGCTCGTTGTAGGTGAACGTCCAACGAGCCATTCGCGAATCGATCTTTGAACCGATAAGATCCTGGTCTTTGCAGTCCCGAATGTCCCGACGCGTGACGATCTCCTCCCGCGTGATCGTGCATTTGTCTCGCGTATCGAGGTCCGCATTTGCAAGAGCGACGCCGTCGGCTGACTGCTTCTTTCCTATGCCGCTGAATGCGACGAATCTGTCGTTTAGAACCTCGCGATGATTTGCCATTGTTGCTACTCTCCCTTTTTAGCCTGAAAACGTTTATATAGCGTCGGAAACGCTCTAATGATGCGGCCCGCGTCCGTGTGATAAAAGCCCTTATGCTGTGCGGCCGCATCCGGCATCTCAGCCTTAAACCTGCCGTCAATGATCGTCCTCGGCGGCTCCGCCTTGACCGTTAGAGGCGTCCCGGTCCCGTCCTTTACCTGCCGCCGCCCGATAAAAATGATATTCGCCGCCGTCTGTGCGTTACCGCGTTCCTCGATCTCCATCTCCATTCGTTTCTTGGCCATACTTAACCTGCCTGTTTCAGTCTGACGGTCTCCTGCTGCCTGACCGCGTACCCGACCACTCGCGGAATGAACTCGCATACCATCGCATTCCCTGTCGGTTCGATCTGTACCGTCGGCTGTGTCTGTGCCGTCACAAAGTCCGCATCAAGACCTGCGATGTTCGCGTACCGCTGAAACTGCTCTTTGATGCCAAGCCATCCGGCGACAAAGTCCGCGTGAGCCTTTAACACCCGATTTTCAAAGACCGCCACATCCTCGGTATTCTCACGCTGCTCTCCATACTGTGCGAACGTGTAGATCTCATACGTGAGATACGTGAGCGGGCTGTCAACACAGCCTGATGTCGGGTCGTCGCGTATGCTGATCGGATAAAGCCACGTTGCGTTTATCGGACGCTTTTCGATCTCTTTTTGCGTCGAGATCGATGGCTCGACCGCCGCCCAAAATGCCGCCGCCGTGTTGAAATACTGCGGTGCAGGCCGAACGTATCCCACCTCGGGTACAGCACCGATCATCTCCGCTATCGCGGCCCTGATATGCAATTCACTTTCGCGATCTATCGGCATAACTATCTCGACATTCTTATCAGCACAGCGTTAACACGAGCGATACCGCATCGCGATTTGCTTTAACCTGGGCTTCGGCGGCGTCTGATTCGCTCATTATCGGGCGATCAAGGTTATCTTGCAGATACCCTGCATACACGTCAGCGGACGTGCCGCCTTTCGGGTTCGATGCAGGTGCGATATACGCCTCTGCCGACATCTCGCTTATGCGGCGGTCACTGATCGCGTTCAGCAGCGTCCCGGTGTCTATTGCGGGTCTCTGGCCACTCGCCGATGCCCTGTGTGAGCGTGTAAATCCTAGCCCGCCTTTTCGTTTATACAGCCGCCCGCCTGCTCTCGATTCGATGATCCGGCGTTTCGTCAGGTTCTTAAAATCCCGTGACTGCTGACGCGGAAAGCCCGACACGGCCTGCCGTCTGGCAACGTCGTTAAAGATCGGGCTGTTAAGATCGATAAATACCTGCATCGCTAATCACCACTACCGTCGTCATCGTCATCACCGCCGTCGCTGGGGATCGTAAAGCGTTCGCTCTCGACCTTGCTGACACCTGCCTTCCAAAACGGGCTGGTTCCGTTCGGGTCAACAATGTCAACACCGAGCGTTTTGCTGAACTCGAACACCTCGATATCACCGTCGGCATCCGGCACGCCGTAACCGATATGAGTTGACCGTGCGAATGCGTCGCGAAAGGACGGATCGGCGTCGGCGTATGTGAAAGTAAAGTCCCCGCGAAACTCGTTAAACTCAATGAAAAAACCATCTTCAAGCTGCTTGACGACCGACAGCGTGTTTGTCTCACCCTCTTTTCGCAGCAGATAGCAAACCGTGCCGTCCGGTGCAAAGGCTGCGGTCAATGCGGTGTTCAACGTCCGCATCCCGCCCGCAAATTGTGCAAAGATCGCATCCGACATCTATTTATTACTCACCCGCGTTCGATAGCGATCTGATAGCCTGATCCTGCGTCATCCGGGAAACTCAGCCACCGTTTTATGCTGTTCCTGATCGCGTCACGTGCCGCGCCGCCCGACAGATTAAAGCCTTTGTTGCTCTCGGTAGGCGTGAAACTCGCGTAAGACCCCGACACGCTAGGCCATTGTGCGATCAGCCCGCGAACCTTGTCTTCAACCGCCGGAGTGAGCCTGTCGCCAAGCAGCATTAAGCGGAGCGAGATGTCATCCGGCGTGACCTCTACGATATCGCTAATGCTTAACTGTTCGTCCTCGGTGAATGCCATTGTGATCGTTACTGCTTCGCGTCCTCCGCGTCCTTCGATTCGGCCTTTTGCTTTGCGGCCTTGCCCCTATCGGGGGCCGGTGCGGAATAGAGTTTCATCGCCTTTACGTCAAAGTCGCTCTTGTTGATGATGAGATAGCCGCTGTCAAAGTCCTTGCTTTCGATAGCGACCGTTTCAACTGCGTCTGCCATACAACCTCCTGTTGTCCGTTGATCTGTATAAATAGGATCTGCGGGGACGCCGTTGGCACCCCCGCAGCGTTGGTGTGTTAGCCCGCGACACGAACGGCCATAGCCGGACGCACGAGCTTGGTTCCGTACAGCATTGAGAACTCCCAAACGGTCTGGTGATGCTGACGCGATACCTCAAGGCACATCGTTATCCCTGTCACCGGGTCGGTCATCTGCTGAATGACGTTGCCGCCGGTGAACAGCGATCCGTCAACTCCGCGATTGGCGAACGCAAATGCGTCGCGGTGAAATGCGAGGTTGACCTTGTGTGTGGCCTTAACTGTGATGCTCTCGCTGCCCGCCAGCGGCTTCTCAAGGCCGGGCGAGATGCTGAGTGTCACATCCGTTGATGCGGACGCCTGCGTTGCGTCGGCGGTGAGAGCGTACGTCGTTGTATGGCCCGATATCGCAATCACGTCGCCTGTTTTCAAGGCACAAGCACCCGTTGATGCGGCGGTCGTGGCAAGGAATGACTCCGTGCCGGCGGCAACGGCGGTCGAGGTCTTGGCCGCGAGCCCCGTTGTGATCGTTCCGGCGGTATGCGACGGAAGCGAATCTTCCATGTAGCAGTCAAACCCGAAACGGCGGCCTATCTGACCCTCACGCTTCACCGAGTTGTCGCCCGCCTTGTCCGCGTCCTGAAACGCCGCCAGAGCCAGAGCGTTAGCTTCGGCGTTGGCATCCATCACAAAACGGCGTTGGCTGGTCGGGCATAGCTGACGGGCAAGCGTCTTGCGGGCCGCGATGATCTCCGTGGTATCCGTCCCGAACGGTGACGTACCGGGCGTTCCAACAAGCCCGTAAACGCCTTTGTACTCGGCAAGGATGTCCGCGTTGACCTGATTCGCCAACGCTCTGGCCGCCTCGTCGATCTGCATACCCTTGAACCGGTTCGCCTCGATCTCCCGCTGATCCTTGTCGGTCAAAAAGAACTCGGTCTTTTTCCACTTGTCGAGCGAAATAGGAACCGTCTTGATGACCTTCGCGGCCGGAGCGGGCGGAGTGTTCGACGGTGATACGTCGGTCACTGACTGAGCCGCCGAAACGGGAACGTCGATGGTGTCGCCTAGCTTGCGGGCATCCGCCGAATAGTCGCTGTTAACGAGCTGCGGCATTACGCAGGTCTCACGCAGCGCCAGAAGCCCCTGAGCGAGGATCTTAGGCACGATTGGAATAAGTGTATTGTTTGCCATTGTAATTACTGATCTCCTGAAATTATTTAGGCAAACGTTCGTGACGCTGCCATTCTACTCCGTGACACGGATCTTGCCCTTTGCGAGATCCTCCAAATTCGCCTCCAGTGAGGCGGTATCTCTGGCACTGATCGTGCCTTTGTACGCGATAGGTACCGACCGCGACGGGTCGCCCGTACCGCCGCCTTCTCCGGCCTGAAATATCGAGAGAAACTTCTTTTCCTCTCTAAACCCGTTAATAAGCTGCTCCAGCGACTTCGGCTGTCCGCCGGGTGCCAATGCAGGCTGCCCGTTCTCGAACACCTGCGTTGTAAAATCCGTACCGTCCTCATTCGGAACGGCCTTAACGAACTCGCGTAATACAAAGTCCGCAACATCCGTCAGCCCAAATGCCGCACGGGCTTTCGCAACCTCAGCCGAAACAAGCGACGACTGTATGCGTTCGGCGAGTTTGCGGCTTTTAGCCGACTCGGACTCAAGCGATTCGCGGTACGATGTCTCAAGGCGGCTCTTTTCAGCGAGATGCTCTTCCTGCATCTTCTGCACGTCGAGCGGCGTCTTTGAGTTCATCGACGTGCGTATCTCGTCCGGCGTTTTGCCAAGATCGGTAAACTGCTTCAACTTCGCGTTGGCCTCGCCTTTCTGCTTCAGCAGCTCCGCGTTATTAGCAGCCAACGCCTCTTTTTCTTTTTGCAGATTGAATGCCACCCTTGCGGCCTCGTCTGCGGAAATGTCAATGTAAAACTTCTTGTCCGTCGGGTTCTGTACATACAGACCTTTCAAGCCCTCATCCAGCGCCGCGTGTGCGGACTCCTCAAGAACGGCATATAACGCCATATCGGTGTCTCCTTGCTACAAAGCAGGTTGTGTGTGGAACGTGCCACAAAGCACGCCGTGTGTGTGATAAAAAAGAAAAAGCACCCGTACAGACCATTTATGATCCGCACGAGTGCTTACTCGTAGTTTGCCCGTAAGGCCGCAACAAATTGTCAACTACACTTTATCTAGCATTTCGGCATCGTGTCAACACCAAAATACGGATCTAGCGATAGACGATATAACATCTGCAATATTGTCCGCATTGGAGCGAACCAATGACCGGCATCTGATGTATCGGCATCCACTGCCCCGCATAATGGATACAGCCGATACAGCTCTCGCTTGCCCGACGGATACGCATCGCCTCGGCCTTGCCTGACGCGATCTGCACCGCCTGCTCGATCACGCCATACGTCACCGATGCGGCCATCAGATAGCTGCGAATGCGGCGATTAAGGCTGCCGGGGCTAATGCCTTTACCGCTCGTCAGATCGTCCGCGAATCCGCGAATGTAGTACCACTCGACGGATACGCGCCGCATTACCGTAACGTTCGCAATGGCCGCCGCTACGCTGCCGAGAGCCAAGCCTGCCGCAAGAATGTGGGCCGAACCGATGGTATCGCGAAATTCTGCCCGCCATTGGCCGATAGTGATCCCGCCGGCCGTCAGCTTGTCGGTGATGCGTATCAGCCGCGCCGATAATCGCGTCTCGATGCGGGTCAAATAACCGCGTATCACCTCTATCGGTACGGGCCGCCCGTTAACGTAGAACCTGCGTTCATTCAGGTTCCACGCGATGCCCTGCCCTGACAGATCGATGCCTCTGCCGCCACTCAACGCGGCCAGCAGCATCAAGCCAAGCCATTTCGCATCACGCTCCGCCTGCTCTTTTATGCGGCGGCGGTCATCGTCTCTTATCTGTTCACTCGACGCCATACAGCGGACTATGCGGTCAACATTGCTTGGCTGTCCGTGCGGTTGTCAATGACGATCTTGTTCTCTTCGCCGATACGCTGCATTTCATCCTCGACCGAAAAGTCCGGCGTCAGGTCGGTACGCTCGCTCAGCAGCTCAAGAAATGTCCGCAGCGAGAGCTTGCCGCCATCGACCAGATCCGCGTACATTCGCATCTGATCGACCGAGAATGTCAGCCGGTCGTAATCGATCTTCAGACGCAATCTCGAACTCTCCTGCCCGCTGAGATCGACCGTGCGGGGAATGATGCTGTTATAGACCTCGCCCGTCATATAAAGCAGCTTTTCGATCATATTCTCAAAGCTGCGGGCGTATCGTGCGAGTTTTGATTCGCGGCGACCTGCCGAATCTACAACCTCAGTGGCGGATCGCGGGGATGCGTCGCTTGGTGCGAACATCCCGACGCCGATGCGTGCCATCTCCGCTTCGATGTCCTCATACCGCTTTTTAGCGATATCAAGACCCTGCCCTTTGACCTCGACGAAATATACGGACGCATTCGCCCCCCAAAAGAGGCGTCCCATACCGGGCGACGCGACCGCCGCTTCCTGCTTGGCGGCGTCCGCATCGTTCTTTGTCTCGTACTGATATATTTTCTCGGGCACACAGGCAGTATGACACCAGTCGTCAAAGTCGGACGTTTTGTTGTAATGCAGAATGTTCAACAGAGCTAACGCTATCAGCGGCGGCGGCGTTCCGATCTCCGAGCAGTGGACGATAGGGATGAAGTTCAAGCCCGTTTTGATCTCCTTGCTGAGACCGAAGATGTCGCTGTCGCCCGCCTTTACGTACTCACGGATCGCCCCGCGTGTCATCACGATATGCTTGGTGACGGGCTTTTCGCCAAACTCTCCGTCAGGCTCGACGCTCTCGACCTCGAACGTGATCTGCGACAGCACGGATCGCCCGTTAATGACCGCGTATTGGTGATTGATAGCCTGCCGCGCCTCGTAGAGCTTCCAAAACGGACGGTCATCGATCCTGTCCGCTGCCGTCGGGCGGGTTTCGCCGTTCGCGTTGAACGCCGGTGCATCAACATGGATATAGCAGTTGCCCCCCTTTAGATACGCCTCAAATGCCGCGATACAAAATGCGTGCAGCGAGTTGCCTTGCAGGTCAACGTCGCTAAACATCTGCGTCAATACCGGCGACACATCGTTCGGGCTTGGATTCGAACGAAAGACCGTGCCGCTCATCGTTTCAATGGTCTCACGAAAGCGGTTGACCATCACCGAGTTTCCGCGCCGGTATTCGTATTTGTCCGTCGATTCCTTTTTAAACTGGGGCAGATACGCCCTGCCCTGCTGACGTATATGCAGAGCGTCACCGAACAGGTCATCGGTGATCGTCCACGCCTCGGACTGCCGCTGCCACGCGGACGACCGAAAGCCCGATCTGTTCTTTTCATCGCCGCTTGCCGTTATACGATCATTAATTGCCATATCTCACCGCCCTTACTACCAATCGTTAAACTCCTCCGAACCGCTGGCCGTGCGGCCTAGCGACTCAACACCGTAACGCATCGCGTCCATTGCATGATCCATTCCCGCATCAGGGATGTCGATCAGGCTCTCAAGCTTCTTCTTCCACACGTATGTTGACAGCTCGTCGATCAAATTGCGTGAGCCCCGCACAACCTTGAGGTTATACGCCTGCACCGCCTTGATCCCGTCGCGAACGCTGCCGACGCCTTTTGTGCAAGGAATGGCAAGAAAGCCCGCTTGCCGCAGTGCTTGGATCATTCGCGGTTCCTCGTTGTCGCATATCATCGGCACATCACGGCGGACACCTGCCGCATTCAATTCCGCGATCAGCTCCGGTGCATCGAGACGCGATCTGTACACGACCTCAGAGACGAGAAGACTTTGCCTGTCCTGTCCGTACACGTCCCGAACCGCCCCGGCCACTATCGCCGTCGGAGCTGTCCATCCAAAGTCCACGCCGTAAAATTGCGGCGGCGGCATTTCATCGACCGGCTCCCATTCGGGATAGATAAGCCCCTCGTAGTCAACACCCCACTCGCCTAACCCGTCAACCTGATACCGTTTCGGGTCGATGACCTTGAGGCTTTCAAGAAACTCTCTGGCCGACTGCGGGCAGTACGGGTTTTGATCGTAGTTGACCCGCAGCGTCTCCACCTTGCCCGCATAAAGATCGTTTAGAAAGAAGTCCTCATAGATCCACGTCTTTTTAGATATCGGATTGAACGTAAAATGGAATTGCACCGGCACGCCCTCGGCGTTACGGAGTGACCCAACGATATCTAAAAAGTCCTGCCGCGCGATCTGGGACTCGCGTGTGACAGGTTCTTCAGCCCAAAAGTCCGTCGGGTCGGCAACTGATCTGAGAGAGTCCGGCTGTTCAAAGCTGCCGCCAACCATAAAGTTGCCGTTCGCCTTGCACGTCACCGTCATTGTCGTGTTGTGAAACGTGTATCTGTCACGGAACACGTCGAACCGCTTGCACAGATCCTTAAACAACTGATACTGAGCGAGACGAACGTTCTTCTGCGTGTCACGTGCAAATACCCCGCGAAAGTACCGCTGCGACTGGGCCTTGAGCAAAAAATAGATCGCCTTTGTCCACGACTTTGACGAGTATCGAGAGCCGTACCATATCTGATACGGCTTCGTTGATGTCCATACCGGAGCAAACACCGCCGGTATCTGTATGCGCGGAATGTTCGCCTTAGCCGACATCGCCGCGTTTCGGATCGACCTTGTCCGTAAACTCCAATATCACCTGCGTCGTCTGCACCGGCCCGCCGTCGGCTCCGGTGATTTCGGATCGCTCGATATATCCGCGCTGTTTCCCTTTTGTTTTAAGGAAGAAAATCGTTGCTGCCGTGTCCCCGTTATCGATCAGTTCCAGTAGAGCGTTTTCAACCATATCAACGCTCGCTTCATTGATTGCATCATACTCCTGCTTATATACATCGCTCGACGCAAGCCATTTATAATGCAATGTTCTGTGAAGACTGCATTGATCCGCAGCCCGGCTAATTAAGCCTCGATGGTCCACTAAAGCGTTTAAAAATTTAAGCTGATTTTTAGTGAGCTTTGACATATAAAAAAATGATAGAGGGATCCGCATGGATCCCTCTATGCTGTTGGCGAGAGCTACTTTCTCTTGCCGCCCTTGCCCTTGCCCTTGCCCTTGCCGACGCGGGATGATCCGCGTGACGACGACGCTTCAAGACATGTGTTTGGAATTATCATGTTTAGACTCCTGTTTTAGGTTAGTGGCCGTCTAAGATTCACGCCCGGCTTAGACGGCTCCGCTTGTACTTTTCGGGCGAATTCATATCCGTCAATGTATGTTTCGTTTTTAAGATGTAGAAATCGAAGAAATTCCGCCTTGTCGGAGTTGGATGAAAATGTCAGTACAACATACGTTTCCCGGTCGTTAGTTATCTCAAACTCTTCTTTTTTTTGACGGAATTTTTTAATCTCCTCTGATAAATGATCGTCGAGTTTTTTTCCTTTCGGAGGATCATCAATGAACGGCTCTGTGTCATCATTTTGTTTAGCGGCTCTAGCGGCCCACATACTTTTGATTAAAGTCATATCGCTGTATCTCCAATGGCAGTAAAGGGAAATATTCACAAAGCGTTTCCCAGTCATCAGGAAAGTTGTCTTTCATCGCGTAAGTAAATTGATATTTCAATCCGTCCCACGACCTCGACCAAATGTCATAATCTTTTGGAAGCGGAATATCGTTTGTCCTTAAATACTGCAACGTTTCCTTCTGTGACCAGTTATAGATCGGAGCGACTTTTCTGGCAGTTTTATTTATCGGGCCGTATTTTTTGAAATACATCCGGCGGTTAAAGCTTTCAGACGCCCTCATTCCTGTAACGGTGAATCGCGGACGCTCGACTAGATCGATAGAATCAAAATATTTGTCAATCAACCGTGTAAAATCATATTTAGGAAACCTGTAGTCAGACAGCATGAGTGCCCGCCCGTGCGGTTGAAAATCTTGATGCCTAAACGCATCAAACAGCATAGGATGCGGTAGTTGAACGATAGCGATTCCGAACATCTCCTCGTACCGACAAATCGCTTCTTCAATAAATTTCAACTCAGGGCAATGATAAAAATAAAAAGGGCAAAAGGGGATCTCATTGGCCTGTAGATAGTGCATACAGGCCAATGAGTCCTTACCCATCGAGAAGCTGCAAATCACGCCGTCGGGCTGTGATTTGAGAAAATCTGTAATTTCAGGCTCAACTGTCATGTTTTTAGTATACCACGATAACCCTTATTTTTCAATAATTTACATTTGCTTTACTGTAAGCCGTCCATGACTAAATGCGGTCACGCTGCGTACAGCAAGTAATCTTTTCTTTTCATATCCCCTTCAAAATGTGTTCGATCACTTTCACGTTGAAGCCGTTGCCGATCGCACGTCCCCGCCGTTCGACACGGTTCTGTACGCCGATATCTGTATAACCGGCCGGAAGTGACTGGAGTGCTTCGATCTCTGTCCACGTAAGCAGCCCAACCTGCCCGTCGTCCGCTAAAAATTTCGTCTTATCCGAAACCCTCGAAGCGGCTAGACACGGCCTCTGCACATCCAGTGAGTACGCACGGTTTTGGATGCTGAAGTGTCCTTTACCTGACGTATCCCACTTTATGCCGTAAGATGTCCTATGATGAGTATGACAGTAAACGCGGTCAGTAACCCATCGGCGGTCGGCGTTTAGGTCAAGGATGTCACGCTGTACCTGCGGATGAGGCTCGACATCCGCGACAGGGATGTTTGTCCAAAAAAGACGTTTGCGGTTCTGAGCGGAAAAATCCCTCGCGTCAAGGATAATTGGCTCGACTCCAAGTTCGGCAGATATTGTCTGCCTGTCGGCATCAGGCATACCGGCGACATTCTCAAAGACAAAGTACGCAGGCGACAAATTACGTCGTGCCTTTGCATACACCCAAAATAACGAGCTGCGTGAACCTGCAAGTCCTTTTCGACCGGATTTCGCTATGCTGAGGTCTTGGCAAGGCGACCCTCCGATAAGAAGATCGACACCGCTTACGCCGTCAAAACCGATCTCACGGACATCGCCGTATCTGTATATGTCAGGATAGTTCTTGGCTGATATAGCGACGGCGTAAGGATCGATCTCGCAGGCGATGTAATTACATCGAACTCCGAGATTATCCAGTGCAATACGAGCACAGGATATGCCGTCAAATAGCGATAACACATTCATAGATTTACGACCTGATGTTGTCCGCGAGACCGGCTTCCCAAATCCGTCCTCACGGTATTGAGCATGGCATCGAGAACCTCTTCACCGTTAGCATCCGCCGCGGCTGTCGTCATCGCTGTTTCCGCAGTAGTTCGGCGTCTAGTTTTTGGTCGATCTCTTCGCAGTACGAACGCACTTCCTCGATCTTGTGGGTAAGCACGTCGAGTTGAATGTTGATGCGTTTTTCGAACTCAAGAAAAGCCGCCGCGTTGTAGTGGATCATAGAGTTATTAACGTGACTCCACACCTGTTCAAGCTGTCCGTCGTGGTGGTTAACCTCGGTTCGGAGTACAGCCCACGCATAAACGATCGATGCCCCGGCTGTCGCCAGCGACATAAGAGCCATACAAATGGCGGCGATAGTTCCGAAATCCCGTAATTCCATCAGCTACTTACATCTCCTGTTTTTGAGCAGTCCGAAAAAGAAGCTCGTTACGCCGCATTTCAGAGACCTGAGATCGGCGTTGTCCTGTTTAAGCGTGCCGTTCGCGGCTGAGAGCGCTTTGACGGCGGCTGCGTTGTTGGCGTTCGCCTCGCCGAGTGCGGAGTTTGCTGCGATGAGCGCTGTGTTGGCGGCTCTGAGCGTCACGACCTCGCGAAACGCGGCGTTGGCATCGTCGATAAACGATTGGCTGACCGTGACCGTGCCTGTGGCGGTCTGAGCGGATACGTGCGCCGGGACGCAGCACATCAAGCACGCGGCTGAAATGATAAAAAGAAATGGTTTCATAACTGCTCTTCCTTGACTGCCCGACTGCCTGTACCTCTATGCCGTCAGTACGGTTCAAACATCTGATGCATCCCCAGCTCCGTCGCGATATTGAACTCCAGCTTTGCACCTCGCGACAGTTCCCATCCGTCGAGCATATAGATCGCGTCGCAGTCTATCAGCAGTGCGATATCCTCACGCATATAGTCCGCCCACGGTTTGGACGCGTCCGCCTCAGAGGGCTTTTTCATCGGGTTGACGGCCTCGTATCCGAGATCTGTGAGATACTTTCCCGCACGCTCGAAATGCTCGAACGCCCCGTTCCGGTCTCTGCCGGTGATCGGCCCTGAGATGTAGATTCGTTTCATTCTCTTCCTCGACTGTCTCGACTTCCTCGACTGCATTTGAGCGGGCAAGGGCATCATCACCTGCTGAGATGACCACGGCCGATATGAAGGCTCGACCCGACCCTATAACGGGGAGCTTTAACGACGCACTATGACACGTCGGCGGTTCTGCGACCGTCCCGCTCAAAATTCAATGGCACTCCGCACTCCCGGGAAACGCCAAGCACCTGTTACGGTTCGCCTCGTCAGTGTTCACGCCTGTTCGGTGATCACGCTGTACCGCGTTGACGGCCGATTGTGTGTTCACTGCGGCTGCGTTCGCGTTTGCGGCCTCAGCGTTCGCGTTGACAGCCGCGTTAATGGCGTGATCCGCAGCCTGCTGCTGTTCGATGATGATCGGGTCACGCGATTCGATGCGTTTCTCTCTCCGGCTTGGCGAACAATAGGCGAAATAGACGGCAACCGCGACAAACAGCACCGCAGCTGCGGTGCCGACGACAAACCGCCCCGCCCAGCGTAATGCTGAATCGAAGTCGATCCCGAACAATTTCACCAGCAGATTTGCGATTGAAAAAATCATGGTTTACCTCGCCCGTATCGTTCCTCATTTCAGCTTCGTCTGATAATCCGCGAACGCCCGTTCGTCGCCAAATAGCTGCACGTTGTTCGACGCCGGATCGGCGTTGATGTGTGCTACCGTTTTCGCCAGCTCGATGATCTGCGTTTTGTAACGGACAACGAGGACGATCAGCCCCGTGAGTATGACCGCCGTCAGTGCACCGAGCATGAATACCGCCCACGGCGGAAGTGCGTTAAACGCCGCCCACGTCGTTGACGCGATGCCGCCGAATCCGAGCAAGCCGAGCGTGCGCCGTGCCGTCGTGATCTTTGGAACATACTGGCCGATAACCTCCGGCGTGAGCCCGTTGGATGTCGTGCCGCCCGTACCGTCCGTTCCTCCATTTGACGGCGGCTGAATGGCAGGCTTTATGCCCGTCGTGCCCGCCTGCTGACCCGACGGGTCTGGTGTGTCCGGGCTGGCGGCGGAACTGCCGCCTCCCGCAGCAGGCTGCTCTCCAGCCGCCGAAATGATCGATGCTGTCAGTGTCTTTTCAAAGCTCGCCGCGTAGCCCGCGATCAGTCCCGCTTTGTCCTGTTTGTTGACCAGATGCCGGGCGCCGACGTAATCGCGTTTGTCTCCCGAAATGTAGTCCTCCAGCTTTTTGCCGTTATCGCTGTACCAGCCCTCGACCAGTCCGAGAGTCAGCGTCAGATACGCGATCAGCGGCGTCAGTGCCTGTTCGGGATGCTCAACGAGATCGAAAGGCTTACCGTTGACCGTGATGCCGGGATGCAGTGCGTTGATCCGCTTCGCGGCGTTCTTGTAATTCGATTCCCACGTCAGCTGCACGTATCCGCGTCCGTAGTGCGGGTAGTAACGCAGCTTTTTGCGATACGCGGCAGCCTTCGAGCCGAGATAGAATGCTTCTTCGACCGGCTGCATCGTGCCCGCCGTTTCGTGAAACACGGTCGCAAACGCATACGCGATCTGCGGCAGTTCCAGCGTGTCGGCCTCAAAACACGACAGTAAAGCCTCGATGCCGTCCACCTGCTTTTGCTCGATGGTCGAATCAAGCCGTGATCGAAATCCGTCAAAGAATTTTTTGCGGTCAAAGTTCATCGTTTTCCGGTTGCGGGGGCAGGACTCGAACCTGCGGCCTTGTGGTTATGAGCCGCACGAGCCGACCATCTGCTCCGCCCCGCGATAAAAAAGAAAAAGCACCCGCACAGATCGCTAATGATCCGCACGAGTGCTTACTCGTAGTTTGCCCGTAAGGCCGCAACAAATTGAATTTAATCTATCACATCAAATGATCGTTTTGCAATTTTTTGACGCTCACGATATGCCGTCTGGCGGGCGACGGCGGCGGCCTTGCGTTCCGCCTCGGTCCCGTATTTTCTTGGACGCCCGCCACCGCGTGAGCGCTTGCCGCCCGTCAGCCCGCCGATCCGTCCGCCGAGACGCCCGGCCTCGGACTTGGTTAGTTTTGGAAACGCCAGGCGACGGTCGATCTCAACGATCTCACGACGGACGGCATTCACCTCGCCCGGCGTCTTGGTGCGGAGTTTTATTAACTCACGACGGCGCTTTTGCAAACGCCCTATCTCGTCAGGCGTTAATTTTTGTTGATCTCTTTTTTCCATTTTACGAGTGTCGTTTTACCTACGCCGGTTTTGGCGGTGCAGCATACATTCATGCGGCCTCCAGAACGGCGGCATCATCGCCGAGCTTTGACCAGACCGAACCGCATGACGGGCATACGGTATGATATGCACCGCCTCCGAATTTGATCGTGTTGCCGCAGGCTTTCGCGACGCTCAGACCGTCCGCGATACCACCGAACTGCCCTGCAAATTGTGCCGCATCCTCAGCAGTTTTAAACGTGAGATTCAGCAGATTGCTGCAGCCCGCCCGACTGTAATCGTCATCAGCCCGCGTGATTTCAATTTGCATAACTTTTCCGATAGGTTTATCTCCACTTTAGTGGAGACGGGCGGGCAAGGCAGGTTGACCGACGATTTACCGGATCGGCCGCCGTTAGGCTGGAGACCTGCCTCGCCCATAGATTAGATCGAGGCCGTCTGATGATGCTCGGCAAAACCTTCCGGCAGCGAGTCGGTGACGGACTCTAGCGGCAGCGGCTGAGACAGATAACGCAGGCCGCCGCTAAGCGGACCGCTTTCGACCATCTGCATCATATCCGCATTGAATCTATCCAGATCAGCATCAAACGCTTTTGCCATGGCCTTTTCAGGAGTGCCGCAGCCGCCCCAAAAGCGAAAGATGATCTTATCAGCCGTTCGCAGGTACAACTGATGTCCGGCGTACCCGTCGTAGTGCGTACAGGCCTCTACTATGTCATAGCCGCGGTATGTAAGTTTGCGTGGTTTAAAGTTGAAATTGAATCCCATTTTATTTTATCTCCTTTTGTGGCCGTGTCGGCCGCCCCCCGAGTCTATCGTCCTCGGCTACGTGATATACCGATCAGGTCGGTATAGTTACATAGTACAGTTTGTTTTTGTTTTTGTCAACATTTTTTAGCAAAAATCCCTCAAAATGGCATTTTTTTTTCACTTTTCGCCTACCAACATAGGCTCGATCCAGATGATCTTGTGCCCACCTCTGCCGGCACCGTACGCCTGAGACCGAAAATGTCCGCGACGCCAGTGCATACGTTTTGAGCCGCCCTGCGATTCGCCGGATGACTCCGATCGATACCGGTAGTCACGTCCGATGATGTTAGGCGTCCATATCGGCAGCCCTGAGTGTTTATGCCGTCCGCCGCGAACTCCGCGTTTTTCAAGCGACGGCCGTGCGGTCATCGCGAGCAGTACGTTGAACAGTACCCGCATCACCGCATCCATAACGTCAACATCGCCGTCTGTGAACCGTTCGGATATATCATCAGGCAGTTCGACGATCATATCCGGTTCGCCGCCCTCATCAAATCGCCCGATAGCGTTGCCGATGGTCGGAGATGCTTTTTGATCTATCCATCGTGTCATCGACGGCATACCGTCGGTCTCTGCCAGCGGGACGACCACGCTGAACGAATCGGACGACAGGTTGATGCTTTGGCCCGGCAGACTGATCGATGCCGGATATCTGAATCGGCCATAGGCGATAGTGCCGATGCCGCCGAATTTCGGATGTTTGAGCACCCCTCTAGGCAGACAAACTATCGCCGATTCGTGCGGTAAATGCATCTCCGACCAGTTCACATCAACGGGCGGCGATGTCAGCAGCATCGCCTGCAGAAAACGCTTTTCGACAAAAAACGTCGGAACCTGCCGCTCTATCAGCGACTTCATCACCGTACCGATAGCGTGATTTTTCGTCGGTTCGCATACCGTCGGATCGAGAGCCATCACACCGGAGCAGGCTATCGCCGCCGGATCGCCGAACCTGTCCGCCTCGCGATACATCCTCGGATATAAAAGCGGCCAGATTTTACTCCGGCCGCATATTTCTTTGAGTTGCGAGAGGTTCACGTTTATCAACCCTCCGCGAATTCCACTTCATCGGTATCGATCAGATATAACTCGGGATTGCCGGATGTCGTGTCGAATTTTGAGACCTCGATGCTCAAATTTTCCCCGGTTTCAAAATTTTTATACTCATTGGAATGAAAGTAATTTTGGATTTGGGCATCGTTTATACCCCGCCCCGTCGCACGTTCGAACCACTCTCTGAATGACGCGCGCCCTTTTTCATTAAATCCCACCGCTATTTTGCCGGCCATATCAGCCTCGCGTATGAAATTTAACGCCTCCGATTCAGTGTCAAAACAGTAGAACGTAAAATCCGCGCACACGAACTGTTTCACTGTACAGTCAGACTCGATATTCGTATCGTCGGACTCAACCACCCATATCTCTCTACAGTCAGTTACAAACGGTTCGGCAGCGATTTCGTTTTTCCTAGCTACGTTGACGAAAACCGCCTCGTAGTTGAGGCTTGTAGAGTTGAAATCGGCTTCGCCCTCCAGTTCGTTGATACGTTGTGCGACCATATCTAGGTGGTCGCACAACTCTATATCGTAGTTGATCGATGATTCATCTCCATCGAATCCTGCGAGTGCATCGATGTTTACGAGGAAGTACTTGTTTGCGTTTTTCACTCTGTGTTTGCGGAATTTATAGCGTTGCCACCGCTGTTTTTTAGTTCGATGATCTCAACCGTCATCGCATCGGTATAGTTAGATAGTACAGTCTGTTTTTGTTTTTGTCAACATTTTTGCTAAAAAATGTTGACAAAATGGCACTTTTTTTTAGTAAGATCTCGTTTACCTGAACAGCTCGATGCCGATGCGATAGCCATTGTGTACATCGCAGGTGATATGGATGTTCAGGAGGTGCAGCGTGTAGGCCGCGTGATTCATCCGGTCGTCTATCCGGGCGGATCGGTTCAGGTAGTTATCCGCATCGCGATGTAGGCATCTCAGATCATCTGCAGCGGTTTTGTATGTCTCTACGAGATAGTCATACAGTTCGCGTTCGCGCGGCGCGAGTGTTGCGATGTGTTTTTCCAATTTTGTCATTTTGTTTTGCAGAATTTATAGCGTTGCCACCGCTGTTGTTTAGTTCGATGATCTCAACCGTCATCGCATCGGTATAGTTAGATAGTATAATCTGCTTTTGTTTTTGTCAACACCTTTTTAGCAAAAATCCCTCAAAATGACATTTTTGTCACTTTTTTTTTCACTTTTTTTCGCTTTTTTTTCATTTTTGCCTCACTCGCAGCCGTTTTTTCGCACCGCAGCGGCCGCACACCGCGCTTCTGCCGGTGATCGAGAACGTGCCGCGAACCTCGCCGAATATGTACTCCGTGCCGTCGGTGTAAACGACGATATGGCCGCACGCATCGCAGCGGATCGGTGATAGTACGAGGCACTGATCGTGCCGTCGGCTGTCGCGTTGATGTGTCTGAATTTGATCCGTCAATGCCGTATGGTGTCAAAGTGCGGCCGCTGCGTGCCGTAGTTATGTTTCAGATTACCGTTACGGGAAGCCTCTCACGGGGGTTGGCCGGATTGCCGGAACTTTTCGTATAAAAATCCATAATCAAACGCTGCGTCCGTCCACGCGATATTGCTAGTTTTCGCCATTATTTTTCTCCTTAATTTTCCTCGACATCATCGAACTCGAACCTCACGCAGCGGCTGTAGAATCTCCCGGCGAATTTGCTGACGCCGGAGTTTCGGCCCTTAACGACACGGATATCGACGAACGAACTATTGGTCTCGTCGCGGTCGATGATCATTATGATCGAGGCGTCCTTTTCGAGCTGTCCCGCCCCCTCCAGATCGTGCATCGCGGGCTTGCCGGATTTGGCGCCCTCGCGGTTGAATTGAGCGACGCAGATGATGGCGATATCGAGTTCGTTGGCGAGGCGTTTCAGCTCCTGCGACGCCTCCGTGATCCGTTCAAAACGCTTGCGTTTATCGAGTTTTTCGATCTTGAGCAGCTGGATGTAATCGACGACCAGAACCTTAACGCCTTTGAGCCTGACGAGTGATCTGAGACGAGTGCCGAGAGTGTGCATATCGGCGGTGCGCTGATCGAGATAGAACGGATGATCCTGAATGCTGACGGCGTACTGAACCGCGTCGTTAAACTCGTGTTCGTCGAGGTGTTCAACGGAGTTGAGATTCGTGATGCGTGAGATCTGCGAGATGATGCGAAAGACGTTCTCGCGGTTGGTCATTTCGCCTGCGAGGAACGCGGTCGGTATGCCGCGTTGTGCGATGTTAAACGCGGTCTGGATCGCGAGGGCGGATTTGCCCGACGACGGCAGCCCCGCAAGCAGCATCATATCGGACGTTGACAGACCGCCGCCGATAGCACGGTCGATGACGTTAAAGCCCGTGCTGATTTTTCGCGTTTTGCGTTCACGCAGGTCGGACAGAGCCGGAATGACCTCGTCGTGAACGACCTGCGCCAGCGGGATAAACCCGTCATCAGAGGCGTTCGTGATGCCCGTTACGCTGATCTCGTTGATCCGTGTCTGAGCGTTGATAAGGATATCGTCGGCGTCGGATTCGCCTGCGAGGGCTTCGCTCGTGATCGTGCTGCACGTGCGGATAAGCCGGCGGATGACCGCGTGCTTTTTGACCGTCGTGATGTACTGCGAGACCTCCGAAAAGTGCGGCAGTCCGAATGTCAGATTGGCGATAGCGGTGATGCCGCCGGACTGTTCGATGTTTCCGCTGCGTTTCATCACCTCGCCGACGTGGATGGCCTCGATCGGTCTGCCCTCGCGGTGGACGGAGTTCATCGCGGCGAATACGCTGCGGTGAAACTGCGAGTAGAGGTCATCGGGGGTGAGGCGTTCGGCGGCTTCGTCAAAGATCCGGTTATCGAGCAGTATCGCACCGAGTATCACTCGTTCGGCGTCCTCGCTCGATGGTAACGGGCGGTCGAGCAGTACGGGTGTTCGTTGTTTGGTTGTCGTTGTCATCGTCGTTATCGCTGCGTCCGTTCTCCTGCCGGTGTCTGTGTTGATGGTCGTTCGTACCTCATGCCGCACCCCGCACTCGTGATTCACGTGCCTCGCGGTCAGCCTGCAGCTTGTCGGCGAGAGACGGCGGATCGTTGTTCGGCGGCGGACGGCGAATGGCCGCCGCCTGAGTTTCGGCTGTCCGAACCCGTTCGTCGTAGGCGGTCAGGAACCAGCCGCAAATTTTCTCGCGCTCGGCTTGCGGCTTGTCGGCGTAGGCGATACGGTCGGCGATAAGATCCTGCCAAACGTCGAGGCGTTTGACCCGTTCGATGACCATTCGCCCGAAGTTCCTGCCGACCCTGATGCGGAAAGCGTCCTCGAACAGGACGACAGGCGGAGAACTCGGGAACAGGCTTTTGGCAAACGGCCGGTCGGTGTCGTTCCGGTCGTCCGTCTGCGGTTCGCGGACGCGCGCGCGTGTGTGCTCCTCCTCTTTATCTTCTTCGTTAGAAGAAGATGAAGATGAAGAAGAAGATGAAGAGGAAGCGTGAGGTTTGCGTGAGGTTTTATCCGAATCCGTCTCATCCGCCGGCTCACACGAAGCGTGATCCCGTGCGTACTTTTTAGCCTGACGCTCCCTGTTTTGTTGCCTTTCATGCTCGTCACGCTCCATACGTCCGCTAAAGATCACGCCGTTTTCGTGACGTTTTACGACGCCTGCAAGTTCGAGTTCTTTGAGAATTTTTTGATATTTTTTTACAGAAATTCCGATTTTTTTTGCAATAAAAACGTCAGATATTGGCGAATTTTTTACAGATAATTGTCCGTAAATTTGCGAATCGTGCATTATCATCATCATCCGCAGCCACAAACCCTGAGCCTCAAGCGAGCATCCTGAAATCTCATCTCTCAGCCAATCGCCCGGAAAAAATTGAAATGACGGATATCTAGCCATTACCTTTCTCTACCCTCTCCCGCCCCACTGATCTCTACTCGCCCTGACCCTGTAAACGCCCCGACGTGCGGTGATGCCCGGCTTGTCGGCAGCCTTGTCAAACTCTCTCAGCCGCCTCGCCCAAGCCTCGCGTTCGTTAGCCGCCCGCACCGCCTCTGCCGCCTCACGCGACCTGACGGCGTCGAATAATGGCAGTACAGCCTCCGTCATTCATCTCCTTCGATCTTGATGCCCGTTATGGTTTTGAATTTTTCAGCATCGAAATTCGGGAGATCCAGGAAGATCTGACGGCTCTGACCGTCAAGGTTCCGCCACATATTCGCCCAAGCCGCTTTCAGATCGACCGAGCGGAGATAGCCTTCGCGAGATTCCCATCCCGGATGATCCGTCTTCTCCTTGTCGGTCATATCGGAGCCGTTCACCCAAAAATGAGTTTCGAGACCGCGATCGAGCAGATGCATCGCGGGATGCTTTTCCCACTCTTTTACAGTCATTCCGCTGGGTTTGTCGAATAGATAGAGTTCCGGATCTTCGTCGCAGCAGAAAGCACCGCTGCTCCTGTAGCCGCTGTTCATGTAGCCGCTGTTCCATGAGCCGCTGTTCCATGAGCCGCTGTTCATGTCGCCGCTGTTCATGTCGCCGCTGTTCCGGTTGCCGCTGTTCATGTCGCCGCTGTTGGAATGACCGGTGTTCATGTCGCCGCTGTTCCAT